CTAGTGGTGTAATATGTTACTTCGGTAAATAATGGCACCATTAGGATTGCAAATGACTACATTAGGTAGTCTTGGGGGTCAACCGCCTTTATGGGAGATACAAAGGAGTAATGAATGGTGGTACACACCAGGACTCCACATGGCTATGGATGATGGTAGTGGTAATAAAGATAATTATCAAGGCCCCTCATCCGATCTTTTCACTGGATTGGGAGAAGTGTGGCTGCAACCTAACACAACAGAATTCAGAGCAGATTGGGGTGGTTATACCGAAAGCAATAGACACGGGGGTTATGGATCTAGATCAAGTGGTAGCTCCAATGTTCAAAATTCTGATGCTCAAATTGAGTTGATTGGTTGGTACAAGCACAACACGGGACTCACGATGTCAACTATTGATGGGGTAGCACAGTGCGTTACACAGTGGGAGGATCAATCGCATTACAATAACCACTTAATAGCAGAAGATCTAGATAGTGGAGGATCCATAGATGCGGATGAGGTGCCAATTAGGAGTTCAGATTTTTCCCTTAAATTCGGGCCAAGTTCTTCTTTAAAGTTCACCAACGCACATGATTTGGATAGTTATACTATAGTTATTAGAATGTCGTTAGACGCGTCAAAAAGCTATCCATTTACTATTTTTAAAAATGCTGATGGAAGTAATTATATTTCAGCTCATAACAATAACGAGTTTAGGGTTCACACTGGCGACAGTGTTACTAAAAAATTCCCGCCGTATGATTCTTCTGACATTAACCCTTCTGGTTATGCACATATTCCGCCTAACGGTGGTGTAGCTGGTAGAAATGCATTTACAATAACGGTGGCAAGAACTGGCTATCCAGAGCCTCTTGCGGCAGGTGGATATGCGCAAATGGCATATTATCAAGGTCCTGGTGCAGTTAAGTATGGACTTCGTGGACCATTCGAAACCCCATATATTCATGATGGCACTTCTTACGTGAGCTATCCAGGCGATGTTTGGGCAGAGTATTCGGTGGCTAACAATTTTGGTCGTTATATTGAGTACCAAAACGCCGCTACACCAGATCCTTGGTTTGACACGAGAGGTGCATATCAATATAATGCAAATGTATTGACTACTTCTAGCACGACTACTTATGATGCTAAAAAAGCTGATAGTTCTGGCCCGTTACATAATCTAAATTTAACACATTTGGGAGGCGACTTAGATGGGGCTTATGTTTATGAGATATTGATATATAGAGGCTGGGTTAACTATAGTGGGCGCCATTTGGTGATGAATTCTGGTAACACGCCTAACATAGGTTATCCGTGGTCAAATCCTGGCTCCATGGCAGATTATAACACTTTTATAGTGGCGGCATACGCTAACATCACCAACCCAACATACTTTAATACTTCAACTCTACCTGGAATTATGGGGTACATGTCAGGAATAGCAAACAACAAAATAGATACACCGTAGTAAACAAAACAAATTAAATTAACTTAAATTAAATAAAAATGGCAAAAAACACAAGTAAAAAAATCAAAGAGCTTAAAGGAGCTAAACCAACAAACATAAGTGAAACTCACTTAAACCAAATGCAAGACGTAGTTGGTAAATTAAATCAGTCTCAACTAGAAATTGGTAATATAGAAGCTAGAAAACACTCTATACTACACTATATGGCTGGTGTTAACGATGAGTTAACAAAACTAAGAACTGAGTTTGAAAAAGATTATGGTACTGACGACGTCGATATTAAAACCGGCGTTATAAACTACAAGGAAGATGTCGAAGCTGATAAGAAAGATTAGTATCGGTAGAGATTATAAGAATGACGCTATGCACTATGCCGTGGGGCAAGAAGTGTATGGTGGTCATACTATTTGTGATATCATAGAAGAGGATAATAAATTTTCTGTTTATATTAAAAAAGGAAAAAACGTATTACCTTGGAAGGATTTTAACAAAAATATGGCTGTGTCAGTAGAATATAACTTGCAATACTAATGAGAGGCGTTTACAACTTTGTTGTAAAACCAAAAGGAGAAAGATATAACAATACCAAAAAGCTAGATGGTGGAGAGTTGATTGTCAACACGGAGATTTATAACCATCAATTTATAAATAGAGAAGCTATTGTTTTGTCAACACCTCTTATCGGTGATACAGATATAGAAATTGGAGACACTGTTATAGTGCACCACAACGTTTTTAGGAGATGGCATAATATTAGTGGTGAGGAAAAGAATAGTAGAAGCTACTTCAAGGAAGATAAGTACTTCGTTAATGACGATCAAATCTTTTTATACAAAAGAAATGATCAGTGGATGGTTCCAGAGGGATATTGCTTTGTAATACCCTTGAAAGCTACAGATCAGTTTAACACTGAATCTGAAAAACCTTTACAAGGTATTGTTAAATACTCAGATGGTACTGTTGAGGTTGGTGATCTAGTTGGTTTTAGACCAAATAGTGAGTATGAGTTTATCGTAGATGGCGAAAGGCTATTTCGAGTTTTATCTAATTTTATTACAATCAAATATGAACATCAAGGAAACGAAGAAACGTATAATCCAAGCTGGGCACAAAGCCGTTGAAGAACTCATTAAAGTGGCGAAAGAAGCTATCGTTGATAGCGGAGATGATATTACAGCAGACAGACTTAAGAATGCTGCCGCCACTAAAAAACTCGCTATATTTGATGCTTTTGAGATACTTAATAGAATCCAGGAAGAAGAAAATCTTATTGAAGGTAAAGAGATTGAGACGAAAACGTCGACTTTTAAGGGCTTTGCGGAAGGTAGATCGAAATAAAAATGGAACAAAACCTTTACACTAGAATTGAACCTGTTAAGAAAACTACTTTAAGTAGACTTAATAAGGGTAAAAAATGGAAATATGGATATGATAAAGAACATGATATTATCGTTATATCAAAAACTGGGCAAATTGGGGAGATCATTAAAATGCAAAATCTGCGTATTGCTTTACCCAAAGTGCCAAAAGAAGTGCATAAAAACGAAGAAAACAAATGGGTAAGAACCGAACAGCCTAAAGAGTTAAAACGTTTAAAGAACATATTTGATTGGAGAGAGTACCCAGAAAATAGAAAGGAAGAGTGGTACGATTATATAGATCAAGAATTCACGAGAAGGGAAGAGGGGTTTTGGTTCACAAATAAGGATAAACCCACATATATAACAGGTACACATTACATGTACCTTCAATGGAGTAAGATTGATGTTGGCGCTCCAGACTTTAGAGAGGCGAACAGATTGTTTTTTATATTTTGGGAAGCCTGCAAAGCGGATAAAAGATGTTACGGTATGTGCTATCTTAAAAACCGTAGATCGGGCTTTTCGTTTATGAGTTCTGCTGAAATAGTTAATTTAGCCACTCTCGCGGGTGATAGTAGATATGGGGTGTTATCTAAAACTGGAGCGGATGCAAAGAAGATGTTTACCGATAAAGTAGTTCCGATTAGTATAAACTATCCATTCTTTTTTAAACCGATCCAAGATGGTATGGATCGTCCAAAAACAGAATTAGCGTATAGAGTTCCTTCTAGTAGGTTTACTAGGAAGAAAATAACCTCTAATGAGAAGATGGAGGAGTTAGAGGGTTTAGATACAACTATTGACTGGAAGAACACTGGGGATAATAGTTATGATGGTGAAAAGCTAAACTTATTAGTACACGATGAAAGTGGTAAATGGGAGAGACCTGATAATATTTTAAACAACTGGAGAGTTACAAAAACTTGTTTAAGATTAGGTAGTAGAATTATCGGAAAGTGTATGATGGGGTCAACATCAAATGCTTTAGACAAAGGAGGCAAAAACTTTAAAAAATTATATGATGGATCAGATGCATCGGCTAGAAACAAGAACGGTCAAACTAAAACGGGCTTATACAAACTTTTTATTCCTATGGAATGGAATTATGAGGGTTTTATTGATCAGTATGGCTATCCTGTGTTTGATATTCCAACGAAAGAAACATTAGATCCTCAAGGTAATGTTATTACAGAGGGTGTTATACAACACTGGGAGAATGAAGTTGAAGGCTTAAAAGACGATGCCGATGCCTTAAACGAATATTACAGGCAGTTTCCCCGTACGGAACAACACGCTTTTAGAGATGAAGCTAAGCAATCTATATTTAATCTTACAAAGATTTATCAGCAAATAGATTACAATGAAGAATTGAAGAACTCTGCTATGGTTACCCAAGGTAACTTTCAGTGGGAAAACGGTGTTAAGGATACTAGAGTAATGTTCTATCCTAATAAAAACGGTAGGTTTTTTATTACTTGGGTTCCGGATCAAGAACAACAAAATAACTTAATAATAAAAAATGGCATTAAATATCCTGGTAATGAGCACATGGGAGCTTTTGGATGTGATAGTTATGATATTAGTGGTGTTGTTGGTGGCGGCGGATCTAACGGATCGCTTCATGGATTAACAAAGTTTTCAATGGAAGACGCTCCACCTAACCATTTTTTCCTTGAGTATATTGCAAGGCCATCAACAGCTGAAATGTTTTTTGAAGATGTGCTAATGGCTTGTGTTTTTTATGGGATGCCTTTGCTAGCAGAAAACAACAAACCTAGATTGCTTTATTATTTAAAGCGTAGAGGATACAGAGGTTTCAGTATAAACAGACCGGACAAAACATATAATAAATTATCTATAGCTGAAAGAGAAGTAGGCGGAATACCTAATTCAAGTGAGGACATAAAACAAGCACACGCTTCAGCTATAGAAACATACATAGAAAATCATGTAGGAAGTTTAAGAGATAAGTTTGGAAGCATGTATTTTCAAAGAACATTAGAAGATTGG